CTTTGTTCCTGAACACTGGGCCTCGGTTGGACCGACCCAATGGGAGGATACTCTGATTCCGGCGAGGTTCGTCGAAAAGAAGTATATGCCGAAAGCCATTCCGTTTTTGAACAGTGGCCTCTATTTCGGACAAAACAAGGTGATGAACAAGGTCTCTGAGACCGGTTCTGAGGTGCAGTCACGATCTTCGGTCATCGAAGAACTGCTGAAGGGATGCCGACCTGGGTTGCCCAGTCGGGTGAGAGAGATCTATGCTGGTTACATCAAACGGCACAAGTTCGATCTGCAAGAGGAGTGTATGTTCCGCAACCTCTTCATCTCTCGTGGTCTTGGTGGGATGGGTTTGACCCCTCACAAGGATCTTCGGTTCAAGATTTCCAAGTTTCAGAGGCAGGCTGCCTACGAGCTTTACCATAAGTCTCGTTATGGGCACCTTGGCTACGGCCCCCTACCCGGGCCTGAGATTCCTGAAGCCCCAATCACGCTGCGTGTACCTTGGCAGCCTGTATTGGCAGGAGTTATCGAAGGAAAGCACGTTGGTGCTCGAAACATTCCGGCGGGAACGCCAATGTTGTCGAAGTACCAGTGCCTCCAGCCCTTTCGTCTGTGCAGTGTGCCACGGAAGCGAGCGAGTACTACACAAGTACTTCGAGCCCGGGAAGGATTCCAACGATCGCTGATGGACCAACAGCGGGATGTAAGACGTGCTGAGGAGATAGAGCACCTTACGTTTGATGAGGCCGGACCACACGGTCCTCAGGTCGATGAGTACCACTCTTGGCTCGACGAAGGGATGCGCGTCTGTTACGCGGATTTCGATGTTGTGCGCCCTTGGCTAGGGTCCGAAGAGTGGGAGCCGATGACTTCAGAGGTTCTGGAAGATTTGGCTCGACCATCGTGGAGCTGCTTGGAGACTATACTCCTTGAGCAACGCCGTCAAGACATAGAAGAGGGCAATTAGGCCTGCTCTTGAACTATGTAGACTCGTCTTCACTCGACGTTAAATTGTGCGCATCGACAGCGTTATCATGGTTGGGACCAACCCAATGACAAAGGCATGGCCCGATTGTGGGACGTGCGGGGTCTGACGACATAGACTCTCCAAAACGGTTGTGATAGCATTGCGCTTCACGGGACTCGTTGCTTTACCCCCCCATAGGGACAAAGGAGCAATGGAGGAAA